GGCAAGGTTGTCCACCTGCTGGGCCTGCACCTGGCCAAGCTCGCCGTTGAGTTGCTGAAGGGTTATCGTGCCGCTTGTGATGGCAGCGGCCATCTCAAATGCCCTGTCCTTGGCGTCGAGAAACGCCCGGCCAAGGTTGATCGTCAGGAGCGCCCCGCCAATGAGCGGATTCGACAAGCCCAGCAAGGCGGCGGCAGTCGTTCCGACGGCGCCGCCGCCGATGGCAAGGCCGATGCCGAGCGCCTTGGCGGCAAAAATCATGGTGCGGGCGGCCATCGTCGCTTTAAACGCACCGATGGCAAAATCCTTCAGCCCCGCCGGGCTGCGAACTGCCTGAAAGATTCTCCATTGCAGGTAAGTGAAGGCCACGTCCTTGCCAAACTTGATGACACTGACGCCTGCATCCGCGACGGACTTGGTGGCGTCACCAACTCCGCGAATGGCTCCGCTTGTCCCGTTAAGGATGCGTTCTGCCAGGCTGGCCTTGTTGGCCAATTCGTCCATGCTTGATGTGGCGGCCTTTAACTCTGCATCGGCCTTGGCCACGGCTCGGTTGTAGATGTCCTGCGTTACCAAGCCCTTCTGCATGAAGGCGTCAAGCTTGGCGATCGTGTCGGCGTATCTCTCAGCCGGCGTGCGCAGCTCTTGGGTGATCTTCGCCGCCTGGCGGAACTCGGCAGACGTGGCCTTGGCACTGGCGCCAACCTTGGAAAGTTCGTGATCGGCCTTCGCCACGCCGGCAGCCATGCCGTCGGCGTTAGCCGTCAGTTTGAATGCCAGATCAAGTTTCGCCATTGGTCGGCTTTCTCAGCTTTGCCAGCTCGGCAGCAATCTCTTCAGGCGTCATTGGGGGCTTGCGTACTGGGATGAAGTCCGACGGCTTTGGGGATCTGCCTTTGACGTGCGGGGCAATCGTCAATGCTGCAAGCGTGGCGGTTTGCTCCCACGTCCTGCCGATCGGCTCTATGTATCTGTCAAACGCCAGCAGCTCCCGGTATGTGGTGATTGGTAGTGATTCGACGTATTCCAAGGTCCAGCCAGTGGCGAGGCACAGGCGAATCATGAAGACCCGGCCGTCGGGCCGGGCTCGGAGTTTTTTGCCAGTTCCTCGATCGATTGGTCTGAAAGGTTGTTGTGCTCCATGGCCGCCATCCAGATGCGGTTCATGACGCGCGCCGATTTCTGGGCAAGCCTGGCCACGTCGCCGTTGTCAAAGAGGCGATTGCCTTTTTCGTCCACAATGCACCGAACCAAGAACTTGGTGCGGAAATCGTCAACGCCGGTTTCTTTCTTGCGCTGCCATTCGTTTTCGTAGGCATCGCGCTCGCCCACCGTCATGACGCGGATATACACGTCACCACTCCACTCCGGCACGTGCACCTTGAGCAGGCCAAGGTCATCTGCTGAAAGAATCTGGTCTTTGGTCAACGCCATGTTCATGTACCTGAAAGCTTGAAGGTCACTGTGTAAGTCTGAAGCTCGCCAACACTTGCCTGCCACGCAAGCCTTTCAAAGAAAGCGCAGGCAAATGACCACGAAGCATTCGGACCACTGATTGATAGCGACGCCGTCAAGCCGACGTTGGTGGCCGCCATGGCGTTGGTGCCACGCACCGTGACGCTCACAGCGCCAAGGTCTGTGTCGGCCCGGCTGAATGCCTTAAATCGCTGCGTTGAGGTGCGCGAAGTGGTTTCCACGGTGTCGGCAGAAACGCCGTCCACCGACACAGAAACCACCTCGCCAAGCGCAACGCCGCCCCAAGTGACGGTCGTGCCCTGCGATACGTTTGCCATGCGCCGGCCTCCCGGCTATCAGCGAACCTTGAACGTCAGGGACTGCCGCACCAGCTCGCCAACGGCATAGGCCACGCTCGAACTCGCACACACGGCGGTGTACGTCGCGCCCGCAAACACCAGATTGCCACTAGCGCCAACGGCCACGGTCGTTGTGCCGAGCGCCTCCATGCTGACTTCATCGTCCTTCAGCGCGGGGGCTTGGTAGCGGCGGCCCTGGCCGCTGGCAATTCCCAGGTGCGTTTCATCGAGCAGATCGCCGCCGGGCGTCACGGTGACGCTGGTGACGGTGTACGTCGAGCTGGCGAAAGTGAACGTATTGCCCTGAGAATCGGTAGCCATGCGGCATGTCTCCTATGGATTGTGGGCCGTCTGGCCCTACCGTTTACCGTATGACGCAGGGGCGTAATCCTTGCAGTTAGCCGATCTTGGCCAGCGCTTTTGCGGCCAGAGCTTCCAGCCGAGATTTAGCAGCGTTCAGCATTTGGTCACGATTGGAAAAAAACGCGCTCCACGCCATCCGCCTGGCTTTAATCAATCCGCGTCCGGCGCGCGGTGGCGTTCCAAGCTCCAGGTATCGGGCGTGCGGCGCGACTCCAGAGCGATACCCCAACAAGCCAAGAATGCGAAACTTGGGCTGCCGGCCATATTTGCGAGTCAAGACTGCCGGGGCTTTGCGAAGCCGGCCTGTCACGGTGCCAACTTGGCCAACGTTTCGCCGCAACGCCTGCAGGCCCGGCTGCATGCTTGCCTCAACGGCCGCGCGCACGTCTTGCGGGTCAAGGACAAGCGACTGCTGAAGGACGCTGCCTTTCATCCATTTGGCGTCCTTCTCTGTCGTATTTAGCCGGAAATCAACGCCGCCCGCCATTACGTTGCCTCGTTAATTCGGAACTCGTACGACTGCTGCACGCTGTAATAAGGCAGCATTTGATCATCTTGCGGCATGTCTACGCCGTCTGATTCAGTAGTGAGCGTCGTGCGCTGGATCGTCACTCCGGCCGTCGTGCCCGTCCAGCCGTCCACCGCCAGGCGGACCGCTCGGGCGATCGTCTTCACGCTGGTATATGAAGTGCCGTACGTGGTCAGCTGCAGCGTCACCACAGGATTGCCGACGTTGCCTGCCAGGCTCTGCGGGCGTTCTACGGCTGTGCGCTGGTAGATGACGAGCGGCAGCGGAGTGCCAGTAGGAGCGAGCAGCGGGTACACCCGCGTGCCGATGTATTGACTCACGGCCGTCTGGCTGGTCAGACGCTGAAAAAGAAACGCTTCTGGTGCTTCTGGAAAGCTCATGTGGCGGCCTTCTCCGTGCAGATCAATTCCATGTACCGGATGCGTTCGTATTCGTTGATGGCACCGATTTCGAGCGTGCGGGAGCCTGCGTACAAAATGCGCATGGCGGGCTTCACGCCTGCCAACGCGCGGATTGTCACCTTGTGCCCAGTAAATCCGACGATCTGGCCATACCGCTCGGCCTCGCGGCCCGAGAGCGCCGACACGTCTGCCCACACAGTGGCAAACGTAGACCACGACAGCGAGACTTCGCCAACCGCGTTTCTCGTTTCGGTCGCCTGCTCAATCACGATTCGGTCTGTGAGGCTGCCAGCGTCGATCATCGGTACGATCCCCAGCGGATGGTGTCGAGCAATGCCTTGGTGCCCATCGGCACTTCCGTAAGCGCCGCGTCGGCCGTCATCTCGCGGTTACGCCATAGGTGGGCCACCAGCATTAAAATGGCCGACTTCACCGGGGCGGGCACGCTGGTGCCGTCAGCCGAGTACCCAGCCCACCACGTCACCGTGGTGCTGTTCTGGTCGGTCAAGTGGCTGGGCCAACTCTGGCCGTACAGCGGCCGGGCAACGCCCGGAGTAGATTGCCTGTCCACCCGGTATTCCGTGGTCGCCAGCGTGGCCGTAGAGGCCCCTGCGCTCGGCGTGTAGGTGATCGTTACCGCCGTGGCCGTTCCGGCCTGCACCATCGGCGGCCGGGGCAGCTCGATGTCCAGATTGGGAATGGTGCCCTGGCGGCCCTCAATGTTGTTGCCGTCGGCCAGAAGCCCAAACTGCACCGGGCTGCCGATCGCCCCATAGAACGAATCCAGCCGCATCTGCAGCTGGGTGTGGCAAAAGGTGCGGTCGCAGTAGTCCTCGGCCCAGCGCGTGGCTGCATTGATCAGCGACGTGATCAAGGTGTCTTCGTCACTGTTGTCGATCCGCAGGTGCAGCTTGGCCTCGGCCAGCGTCACCGGGTGAACGGCGGGCTCGGTGGCCCGCACTAGGCTGCGATACCTCATCGGGCTTTCCTCCCTCTACGCCGTGGGGCGTCGGCTGTTTCAACTTCGCTGCGTCGCTCCACCATGGCCACTTCCAGCAGCGGCTGCTGGGGCTCATGCACCAACTCGACGCCGCCTGTGGCCAGCAGGCTCTTCGCCGGGCCAGACGGGTACTCAATGACGGCGCCCCGGCTGTAGCCGTTCATAGATCGCGTGAATCGCAGCAGGACGTGGTCAGGTCGTGGCACAGCTGGCCTCCCCGTGTTCAATTGATCCCCAGGCATCGGCAGGCCGTTTCCCGCCCTTGTTCCAGTAGTCGCTGGGCGACTGATAGACGGGCTTCAGATCCCGGCCCGGCCACGTCAGCTTCAGCTCGGCGTGCCCAATCGCCACCTGCGGGGCAATGCCCAGCTTGTTGCCGGCGGCGCGAAACGCCTTCCAGAAGTGGATATCGGGGTCAATGCGTGTCTTTTCGCCCTCTGGGGCGTCACCCCAGTGCCCATCGGGCCTGGGCGTGCCCAAGAACCACGGGGCCTTTGTCTTCTTGAGTGCTTCGCTACGGATCAGCGTGCACCCAAAATGAGCCGTGGCCACGGGCTGGATCACCGCCTCAAACCACGTGTTGGGCAGCTGCACCATGCCAATCGTGCCTTCGTGCCCCTCGGGCGTGAACATCGGCACGCCATCGTCACGCTTCGTCTGCAGCGGCGCCACGGCGTCATACCCCGAAATCAGCGCCGCCGTCATCAGCCGCTGCACCGTGTCGGCCTCAAACGCGCTATCGTAGTCGCACGTCAGAATCCAATCCGTGCGGTCCACGATGTCGAGCAGGACGCGGTCCAAACATTGTTCCCAAAATGCCCCGGTGTATTTCGTGGGGCGAATGCCAAGAGGCATCAGCGACTGCATCACGCAGAAGAAATTGTCCATGAAGCCCAACCTGGGCACCGAAAACGCCGCCTCCACTCGCAGATCGTGCTCGACGTTTCCAATTCTGACTTTCACGCTGTGTGCTCCTATAAACGCCAAACGGGCGGCCGGGCGTACCCAGCCGCCCGCTGTGGGCGTTGTCGCATGTGCGTCAAGCGTCAGAGGCTGGCGACGTTGTTCACGCCCGCCTCAGTGGCCGTCGTGGCGTGCTGCTCGGCCTTGCTCAGCCGGGCGCTGGTCGCCACCGCAACCGTGTTGCCGGGGCTAGTCACCACCGTGAGGAAGCGCTTGCGGCCACGCAGATCGACGTTGAACCGGGCCACGGCACCGACGTTGCCAGTGGTCGAGCCGGCACCAGCCGTGACCGAAAGGCCCGTCACGTCCGCCTGGCCCGAGCCGCTAACGTCCGACTCCTGCACCTTGAGCACGCTGGCGTAGGCCGAGGTGGCAGCCGTAAACGGGCTGAAGATCACGTCAATGCTGGCGTACTTGAAGCCCGCCGTGTCGATCTCATGCGAATGCGTGGCATTCGCCGCAACGCTCGCAGCGGCCTTCGTCACCGACCGGGCACCACTGTGGTGATTCATCTGTCAGGTTCTCCAGGGAAGGGTGTCAGGGTTAGGCCAACTTGAGCGCCACAACCGCGCCGGCCGTGGAGTTGTCGCCAAGGCTGTGGTGGTTGATATCCAGCCTCTGGATCGCGCGGAAAGCGGTCTGGTCTGCTTCAAAGTACCGGTCGGCACTCGACGCGATCTGCATGTCGCTCTTGGTCGCCATGATGGACGAAAGCGAAAGATCGCCAACGTACGCCGCAATCTGGCCCGTGGTCGGCGTGGCGCTCATGCGGAGCACCCACACCACCGGCAGGCCAAGGAACGTGTTGGGCGTGCCCTGGGCAAGGTTCTGGGCGGTGTTGCCGCCAGCCAGAGCACCGATCGTGCCGCTGCCCTGCGTGCCGCTCGACAGCATCATGCGTTGCACGCTGTTGTGGTACACGCTGGGGTGCATATACCAGGCCGACGTGCCGATCGCGTAGCGGGGCAGAGCGGCGAGCGCCCGCAGGTAGTCATCGATGTCGAGAGCCGCAATCGAAGTGTTGCCGCTTCCGGCCGACACGACACCAGCGGTGTGCGTGCCGTCATCGATCTGGGCAAGGCCCCGGATCCCGCCGAACGACGAAGCGCCCGTCCCGTTGAAGAAGGCGTCATCGATCCGCGACGCCATTTCGGTGGCGTATTCCTGGGCAAGCCAATCTGCAACAGAAATGGCATTGTCGGCGAGCAACTCGTTCGACACCTTGGTGGCAATGGCCAGCTTCTTGGCCACCAGCTGCACCATCGTCGCCGTGGGGTCGCTGGTCTGGATGGTGGTATTTTCCCCGATCCAATAGCCGGTGACGCCCGTCAGCCGCTTGGGCACCAAAAGCGTGTCCGAAGACATCGTGACCCGCTGGGCCAGGTTCATCGCCACGCCGAAGGTTTCAACCAAGCGGATGATGGTGTTGCTGAAATCCTCAAAAACGAGGCTTCCGCCAAGCGAATTGATTTGGCCGCCCATGTCGCGGTACTCGGCGCCGAGGTTGTCGCGGCACCACTGGCGGGCCTGGGCATCACCGAAGTGGCCCTTGAGCCACATGCCGCAGCGGTGGGCGGTTTCAACGTTGTCAAACGCCCGAAGCCGGCCACGGAAGGAAATCGGCTCGATGCGGGGCTTTGCCATTTCGGTGGCCTCCACGGGTGCGGCACGGTTCAGAACCTTGAGCAGCTCAGCCTTCTTGGCCTCACGGGCCTCTTCCTTGGCGATCGCGGACTTGATCCGATCCGCCTTCGCAAGCAGGGCGTCGTACTTCGCCTGCCGAGCCTCAGCCGCCGCAAGGGCCGAACGCTCGCCCTCGCCCTTCTCCATGCCCGTTTCGCCTTCGGAAACATCGGAAGCTTCCACTTCGGCAACCTGGTCATCGAGCATGCCAAGCTCAGCGAGAGTGGCGGCGAGTTCGTCGAGCAGTTCCTTGACCTTGGTGGCGGCCATGTGCGTTGGCTCCTGTGTGCGGTAGGTGTGTGCCTATCCGCACGCTAAGGCAGGAGGTGCCGCTGCTTGCAGAAACAGGAACGCGGTTTGTTGCCTAGTTAGGCAACGAGCGCCGGCGAATCTCGCACGACTTCACGACGTGCTTTGCCGTCTTTCGACAGTGCGGGCAGCGCAGATACCGGGTGCACACGCCGCCCTTCTCAGCCGTCGAGTACACGCCAAAGCGTGCAGCTCGGCAGTAGTGGCAAACGTCACCGGACTTTGTGGCCATGCTGCCTCAGAAACCGACGAATCGCCGTTTCGGTCTTCGCATCCCGTCGAAGTGCCGGCAGCTTCAGCGCCGGTCGGTGCGTCTGCAGATGCTTTTCCAGTGAGCGAACCGCCACGCTGGTGTCCTTGTAGGCCGGCGTCAGCACTGGGCCGACATCGAAAAGCCCACTGATGGTGCGAATGTAGCGGAGGTGTCCACCCTTATTGTCGGTAGTCCACTCGTCATCGTCGGTGGTGAACGCAAACGAACTTCCAAAAACATCGGAACGGCGTATCAGCTCGACCACGTCCAAGCGTGTATCGGGCGGGTCGATCTCATAGGCCAGGCCGTCATCAATGGCTGCCAATCGCAACGTGCCGGCCCGCTCAGTGCCAAGCACGAAGTTCTGGTCGTGGTTGTAGAGCCCCACGACATTGCGGCCTTCTGCCTTCATCACGGCATCAAATGCACCAGGCCGGATTTCTTCGGTAAAGCCGCCTAGATCGACCGAACGCACGTTGTAGCGGGCAGCCATGCCACGGATCAGCGCGCGGCCGTCAGAACGGGTTTCGACATTCAGCGGCAACGAAATGTTACGACGTTCAATGTTCATGGCTTTTGCTTCCGGGGGCTGCGCGTGCGGCGCGCTCGGGGTGTTGCGGGTTTAACTGGCGTGTCGTTCTCCGGGCCTGGCCCGGCCAGCAGCTGGTCGGTGTACGAAAGCGGCAGGTTGTCGGCTGGCATCGTGTCGCCCGCATTGCCAACAGCCGCAGTGGCTGCAATGCCCTGCATCGTGGTCAGATTCATTTGCATGTACCGCTGATCGCCGTCCGGGCCGATCGGATTCATGTTGAGCACTTCCCGGCACTCGTTGATCGAGTAGATGCCGGTGTTGAGCATTGTTTGCAGCCAGTTGGCTTGGGCGGCCAGATCACCACGCAGCAGGCCTCGGGTATCGAACTCCGCGAAATACACCTCGTCTTGGACTACTAAATCCCGAGTTACGGCCGATTCCCACCGCCTAAACCACGGGAGCAGCGTCTGCTGCACTAGGTCGATGGCCGACTGTTCCTGTGACGCATAGCCGACTTTCGTTTTGTCTTGAACGTACGAAGGATCGACGCGGTAGGCGCGGCAAATCTCGACCGTCTGGTACGCCCGCGTCTCCAAAAACTGGCTGGCCTCGTTGGTGCTTTGCACGTCTTTCCAGTGAACGCCTTGCGGGAGTACTGCCGTTCTGTGCGCTCGGTCGGCACCCCTGTGCATGCGCTCAAACTGCTCACGCAGCCGCTCGGCCGTTTCCACCGTGATCGGGTTGTCGGACTCCATCAGTCCCGAGAGCCGGCAGGCGTTGCCGAAGTACGCGCCTCCGTGCGTCTCCAACGCCTGAGCCAAGGCGATCGCGTCACGCGAAAGCGTAATCGGCAGCATGCCCATAACGCCGTCGTTGCTTAGCCAGCGCAGGTGAAAAATCTGATCCTGCCGATAGACCGTTTCGGTTCCACGCTGCTCCCGGTAGCAGTACCGCAGGCTGCCGTCCTCCAGCTGTTCCACCTTCATGCGGCTGGGGTGCAATGGCCGCAGCTCGCTCACGGCCCCGGCCTTGCCGCTGAGGATCTCGGCATAGGCGTTGCCGTACAGCAAGCAGTGAGCCGTGAGCATTTCCCGAAACTCAAAGCTGGTTTGCCAGCCGTTGGGCTGTTGGGAAAGCATCCGGTACAGGGGCAGATCGCGGGCACGCTCTTTGCCGCCCTCGGGCAGCCGGCGGTACAGGTGCAGCGGCACGGTGGCCACGTTCTCAGCGATCAGCCGCACGCAGGCCAGCACCGTTGAGCACTGCAGTGCCGTCTCGGGCGTGACCCGAACGCCAGCCGATCCACGGGCCGGCGAGTCGTTCCAGCCGTCGCTGTAACCGCCGCCACGCAGATCGATGATGCGGTATCCCTTGTCTTCCGGCGTCTCGGCTTGAGCGATCATATGGCGACGATGTCCCAGTTTTGTTCAGGCTTTGGCGCCGTCGCCGTCTGCCACAGGCCAAGGGCTTCAACCAACGCCACCATGCCGTCGATGCGTTCCGTGGATTTGCTTTTGCTTGGCTTGATGTCGCCGGCGTGGTTCATCTCGATCGACACGTTGTTTGCCATCCACGACAGCATTGGGTGATTGGCGTGCCGCAGCCGGCCGGAAAGCGTGAGCGTCTCCAAAAATTTGCAGGGGCTTGAGAAACTGCCGTATCCCTGCCTGAACGCTACTATTTCAAACCCATCTCCTTGCAGTTGCTGCGATATGTGCTGGGCGTTCCACGGATCAATCCCCATCTGCCGAATCACGAAACGCTTGCTGATTTCGTTGATGTCTCGCCGCACCGTGTCGTAGTCCGTGGCGTTTCCATCCGTGAGCCGCAGGAGCGGGCCGTACTCGGTTCGCTCTTTGGCCCAATCCAGATAAGGCACCTTGTCCCGGTGTGCCCGGCCTTGGGCGTTCTCGGCTGCCGCCCAGAAGAACGGCAGCACGTCGAAGGTGCCGTCCTCATCTGGAAACAGGTACACGGCACACGTCAAGTCCGTGGTGCTCGACAAGTCTAGGCCAACGTACGCCTGGCGGCCGTCAAGCGGACGCAACGCGCCGCCGCAGGCCGCCCACTTGTCAGGCAGAATCCACCGCACGTCAGAGCTGGTGGCGATGTCGAGCCGGTAACGCAAAAACGAGTTGAGTTTGCTGGGGCTGTTCTTTGCCTCCAGCGCATCGGCCGCAAATGACTCCAGCGTGATCGTGTGCCCCAGTGACGGGTTAGCCTTTCGCCACGTCGCCTCGTCAAACGGATCATCCGCCTCGTCGGCCTTGTAGACGCAACCGTAAAAAGCCGGGTCTAGCGTCGGGTCTGCTTTGCACCGCTCGGCATATGTCCGCTGCTCCCACCAGAGCGCCTTGCGGTCCAGCTCGCCGGCCGTCGTGATCGACAGGAGCAGCGGCTGCCGCCGGGCAGCACCGCCGTAGCGCAGGGCGTCATAGAGCCGACGATCACGCTGGGCGTGCATCTCATCGAAAAGCAGGGCGTGAATATTCAGCCCCTCGGCACGGAACGCATCCGCCGAGAGCACACGATAGAACGAGTTGCTGGCCCGGTGAATGATCGTCTTTCGGCTGTCCACCACTTCCAGCACCTTGGACAGCGCCGGCGAAGCGCGCACCATAGCGGCGGCCTCGCGGTAGATGATGCCTGCCTGCTCCCGATCGCAGGCCGCACCGTACACCTCGGCACCGGGCTCCTCGTCGGCCAGGAGCATGTAAAGAGCGATGCCGGCCAGCAGCGTGCTTTTGCCGTTCTTCTTCGGCACCTCGATGTACGCCACCCGATGCTGCCGCGTGCCGTCCGGTTTAAGCCGCCCAAACAACTCACGGAAAGCGTCGTGCTGCCACGGAAGAAGCTTGAAGTGATCGCCGGCATGCTGGCCTTTGGAATGCCGCAGCACACCCTCAAAAAATCGCACCACTCGGCGGTACTTGGCTTCGCCTTCCGGCGTCAGCTCACGCGCCCTCGGACGCGAAGAACGCTTCAAGATCGTCTTTCGGGGCTTCGGCTTTCGTCCCAAGTCGCACCCTGCTGCTAGGCGTCAATCCAAACTCGCCCATCAAGTTGGCCTGCAATACCACCAGGCCGCGATACAAACTGCCGGCCGGATTTGGCTTCACGCCACCAAGATCCGTTTTGATCGTCGGCCCGCTCGCACGCAGCTCCAGCAAACACGCCTGCGCGGCTGCGTACACCTCGCACAGCGTGGCGAGCGCTTCGCCGTCGCCCGTGGTCAGCACGCCCATCTTCGACAGGATGTCAACAAGTTCGTGCCACTTGGCCACGGCCAACGGCTCAACCGAAAGACGCGCCGGCATCTCGGGTGCGCCGGGCGGCGCCGACGGCTCACGCTTTGCCGGGCCACGCTGCGTGCCTTCAAGAATTTTGATGGCTGTGGGCTTGGGTTTTCGGCCCATTTTCACGCTTTCTGAAAAACGGCGCAGGATTTTTGCAACACACACGCAGTCA